GGCGATTGGCGCGCACCCAGGTCATCAGATCGGGATGGCGGAAATCCGTGCGCTGCCATGGCCGCTCGACATGCGGATCGAGCCGGATGCGCACAAGGCGTCGCGCCATCTCGTTGGAGAACTCGGGATTGTTGCCGGTGGCGATCCACAGGCAGCGGATCGGCAGCCGCGCCATCTCCGAGGCGCCGAGAATGCGGTCCTCCCAAAACGGCGCGGTGAGAGCCGCCGCAACGGCCGCGCTGTCGAGCTTGCTGCGCAGATTGTCGATCAGCACGATCGCCGGGATCTGGCGCAGCTTCGCGGTGACGCGCTTGCGCCACTCCTCGTCATCGCGGCCCTCTGTCATGACGCTGGCGCCGGCGCCGGTGAGGATCGTGGCGATGGCGTCGACCATCAGCGTCGCTCCGGAGCCGGGCGTCGGCTTCTCGATCAGATGCAGCGGCGTCGGCCCATCGATCATGCCGCGCAGGAAGCCGAGCAGCAGAAGGGCGACCACATGGGCCAGCTCGGCCGGACCGACGAACGGGAAGTCGCCCAGCAGGTCCTCGCACAGAAGGTTGCGTGCGGCGGCGATCTCTGCGGCTGACGGCCTGACGGAAATGGCAGGCACGGTGAACCCGGGCATCGGGGCGTAGAGAAGCCGTGCATCGGGGTGATAGCCGGGGATCGTGAGGAGCTTGCCGTTTCGGCCGAAGACCGGCGTGTTCACGATGCCGACCAGCACGGGCAGTGCCGGATCTGGTGTTGCGAGCACGGATTTGACGACGCCGAGCGGCGGCGGTGCCGCGACCAGCTCGCCCTTGCCGTTGAGCCGCTTCCAGATCGCAAGCCGCGCCAGCATGTGACGCAGGCGTTCCTCGGTGATGGTGGTCGCGACGGGTCGCCCCTCGTCGTCCGGGACGACCCATGTGAGCTGGCCGGCGAAGCGGTACATCCATGGCGTCCGGTTCGCTTCCAGAAGCAGGCTCCAGACCCTCTCGACGGCGCGGCCCAGGTCGCCCTCGTCGGCCCGCAGCATCGGCAGCGCCTGGCCGGGCCCTTCGTAGTTGAGGGGCCGGTGCCGGCCGATCTGCAAGACCGTTTCGGCATCGACGACGCTGTCCGCCTCGGCGATCGCCCGCGCGACAGCCTCGGGCCCCTCGCGGAGCAGGAAGTCGTTGAAATCCTCGCCCTCAAGAGGCGGCAGCACGATCGCCACGTCGCGGCCCTGCGCGCGCAAGCGCCGGGCGGCGGCGTCCGCGGCGCGCATCCCGGCGCCGGAGACATCGTTGTCGGCGAGGATCAGGATGCGTCGCGCGGCGGGCGGCAGATCGATCTGCTCCAGGCCGGAGGTCGAAAGCGTCGCCCAGACCGGTAGACCAGCGCATGCGGTCATCGCCGCGAGCCCGGTCTCGATGCCTTCGCAAAGCGCCAGCCGATCGCCGTCGCCAAGCTCGGCGAGACGCATGGCGCCGCCGGCCACCCGGCCGAGCATCTTCTTTGCCTTGTCGAGGGGCGCCTTGGTGACCGCTTCCTCATCGATCGCGAGGTAGGTGCGGTGCAGACCGATGATGGTGCCGTCGCGGTCGCGGACCCGCCCCAGCATCGCGGGATAGCCGGTTTTGGTCTCCCAATGCGTCAGGTCGGGATGGAACAGCAGGTCGGCCCCGCCGGGGACGGTCAGGCCGCGCCCAGCCAGATACCGCGCAACCGGCGAACCGGCGATGGGTTGCGCTGCGGACAGGATATGGGCGATCTCCAGGGCGGGGTCGCGCTTGGAGGGTGGCGGCGTCGGCGGCGCGCGCCGCGCCGGCGCTCCGGGAGCGACGCCCGCCATCTCGGCCGCTTCTGCGATCAGCGCGCGGCCCTTGAGGCCCGTCGCCTCCTCGATGGCGCTGATCGGCCCGCCGCCCTGATTGCCGTCGAAGTCGATCCAGTCGCCGGCGTGCGCGCCGCGCAGCGCGATGACGCAGGATCCCATCTTGCGCGGCGCATCGCCCCGGATGCTGGCCAGCCGCCATTCGTCGCCGGACCTGCGACCGTTCGGAAAGAGACGCGGCAGCCATGTCTCGGCGGTTTCGCGCAGCCGCTGAACGATCAGATCCAGATCGTAGCGCGAGGGCTCGCAGCCGAGAGGTCTGGCGTCGTTGAGGTCAAGCAAGGATCACCAGCCCCTTCTCGGCCCGCGTGATCGCGGTGTAGAGCCAGCGACTGCGATCGGCCGCGGTGCGCCCGAACCCGTCGTCAAAGACGACGACGTTCTCCCATTGCGAGCCCTGCGACTTGTGGCAGGTGATCGCGTAGCCCCAGCTGGTCTCGATCAGACCGCGCCGTGCCTGCCATTCCCGCCGTCCGCGCTCGGGATCGAAAGCGACATGGTCGGCGTATTCGCCGCGCCAGAAGCATTGCCGTCCGGCGATGCTCAGACCGTCCTCGGTCTCGACCATGGCGCTGAAGGCGAAGGCGTCGCCCGGATCCTGCCGCACGTCGGCGAGGGTCAGGAACATGCCGTTGATCAGCCCGAGATCGTGGCGGTTCTTGAGGCAAATGATTTTCTCGCCACTGCCGGTGGGATAGTCGGCGCCGAAACCGGCCGCGCGCTTCATCGCGGTGTTGAGGGAGCGCCGCGTCGCGTTGGTGCCGCAGATCACCTGTCCGCCCTGCAGCATCTGCGCGGGCGCCACCTCATGGCGCGACATCTTCCAGACATGCTCGTCATGCGCGCCGGGCGGTATCGGCAGACCCTCGCGGGCCATGGTGGCAAGCCGCAGGATGGCGCTGTCGCCCGCCTGGCGATGCACCTCGGTCAGCATCACGTCAGGCGCTGCTTCGGTGAAGAAGCCGAGGCCCTTGATCGGCGGCAACTGGCCGGGATCGCCTAGCACCAGGATCGGCTTACCGAAGGCCAGCAGATCGTGCGCCATGTCCGCGCCGACCATGGAGACCTCGTCGAGGACGAGCAGGTCCGCATCGCGCAGGGTCGACTGCTCGTTGATCAGGAACTTCGGTTGGTGGATGTCCTCGAGGCGCAGCTCGAGCTGGGCGATCCGGGTCATTGCGAAGTCCCGCTCGGCCGGCCCCATGCGTGGCAGGTCGCGGCGCAGCGAGGCCAGATCCTCGGTTACGCGCGCGATCTCCTCGGGCGTCGCCTCGGAAACCCGGTAGATGAGGCTGTGGATGGTCTGGGCGGGTGTACCCTTGCGCGTCATGACCAGCGCGGCCTTGCCGGTGAAGGCGGCCAAGAGCACGCCGCCAAGGCCGCCCGGAGCCATCGGCTCCAGCCCCAGCGCCTCCATCGCCATGGCGGTGATGGTGGTCTTTCCGCAGCCGGCATAGCCAAAGAGACGAAAAACCTGCTGCTCATGCCGCCGCGTCTCGTACCAGTCGCGAATTGCGGCGATGGCGCGGCCTTGGGCATCGGAGAGGGTGATCGTCATGCCCTGACCTCCCAGCAGCGCGCAGCGTAAGGACAGAACCGACACAGAAAGAAATCGGCGCTCGCCGCAATCCGGGGTGGCAGCTCGCCGGCCTCCGCCGCGCGCAGGATATCGACGGCCTTGTCGGACAGCGCCTGCGCGCTTGACGGATCGACGGGCACGACCTCGTGGTGGAGCGCCTGGGTGTCTTTGTTCAGCGCCGTGACGAGAGCGGTCTCCAGTTCGAGGTAGCCCATGTAGAGCTGGACCTGGGAGAAGTAGACCGGCTTCGAGAGCGCCAGGCCGTGCTTGACGAGATCGTTCCAGGACTTCGAGCCGAGCGCCTTGTGCTCCCAGAGCGCCGGCCATTTCAGTCCGACGTCCGGCCCGGCGAGGATCACGCCGTCGATGTGGCCACGCAGCTTGCCGCCCGCCGCCTCAAAGCCGAATTGTCCGCCGTCGGTGCGCTCGGTGCGAAGGTCAAAGCCCGCGCCGCGAAGCCAGCGAATCGAAAGCGTCTCGAACTGGTGGCCGGCGTCGAAGATGCGCAGGATTGCGGCATCAAAATCCTTGCCCTCATCCTTGGGCGTATGGGTCACCTCGTAGACGAGCTTGCGCGCGCAGGGCTCGCCGATCCGGCTGCCGCCGAGATAGTCGCGCGGCCTTTGACGCCGGTTGCGCGCCACGAGAGCCTCGTCGATCAGCGCATTGATCCGATCGGACACGCCGATCCCATCGCCGATGCGGCCATAGACGAAGCCGGAGCCGTGGTTGAGATCGATCCCCATGTGCACCTCAAAACGGAATCGGATCGTCGAGAGGATCGCGGGCGGCTGCCTGGCGCTGCATCGACTCCTGAAACCCGTCGACGCAGGCCTCGATGATGCGGTCGATCTCTTCCGGCTTCCGGTCGTAGAACGGTTCCATCAGGTCGAGCTCGGTGAGCGTCTCGGCGAGAAACCGGCGCGCCTCCTTGATTGCTCGGGTCTCCATGTCGGTTTTGTCGATCATCCCGTTGTTCCTGTTGGCGAGCGCCGCGCCAGCATCGAGGCAGCGCATCGAGCAGAAGCGGTGATAAGGAAAGCGGTCCCAGCGCAGCTGGTGGACGTAGCCGAAGCCCCGCGCCTCGCGTTCGCAGACGGCGCAGACGCCTACCCGAGCAAGAGCCGGGTCAGGTCCTCTGCGTCGTCCGGCTGATCCTTGATCCGGTGCGAGGCCAGGACGATGAACCGCGAGATCGCGTTCGTCGCCATGGCTTCCAGATCGGCCAGCGTGAGCGAGGCGATGGGCTGGTGAAGACTTCCGCGTCCTTCGAGCCATTGTCCCATCGCCTTCGCCGCCTCGCGCGTCACATGCGCCTGCCACTCATCCGCCGTCATGACCGTCAGGTGTTGAGCCAGGCCGGTCCTGTCACGGCAGGCTTCGGCGTTGACGGCGAAGCTACGGGCGGGGGCGCGCTCGGTTGCACCGTCCGGTTCCAGGCGGGCGCGGTACTTGCGGGCGCTTTCGCAGAAGACTGTCCCCAGGCCGGGGCTGCAGGCGGCACGGATGACGCAGCCTTCGGGCGCGCGCGGGTGCTCGGGCTCGGCGGCAGAACCTCGCCGTCCATCACCTTGCGCCACTCGGGTTCGCTCGGCAGAACCACGCGGTCGAGCTTGTTGCTGTCGCCGTAGCGCGGGTCGTCGCTGGGCTCGACCTTGAGCTTGGCGACGAAGGTGATGCCACTAAGATCGGCAAGACCGCGCAGGATCCGCTTTGCCTTGGCCGTTTCGCTCATGTCGCTGGGATCGAGCCCGAGCGCACTGTCGATCATCGCGCGGAAGCTGCCCTTGGATATCTTCCAGCCGATGGAGACGCCGTGCTCGTCGACCTTGCCGCCCGAGACGGTGAACATCTGCCAAAACTTGCGCCGAACGTGCGTGCCCTCGGCGACGGTGAACTCGGCATCCACCATCAGCACGTCGCTGCCGGGCGTGTTCGACGCTTTGAGCAGCCCCCGGTCGATCTCGCTCTGGCCGTCGGCCCCGCCTGGCCGTATGGTCATGGTGATCTTGGCGAAGGTGCCGTCAGGGATCAGTTCGCCGCTCTTCTGCGGCTCGGCGTCGTTCATGTCGAAGCTCATGGCTCGTCATCCTTTCCGGGTTGAGTTGATCTTGGAGAGCAGCGCGCCGAGGTCGGGCGGCTCGGTGACATCGAGACGGCCGCTGCGATCCTTCGCCGGCAGGGCGAAGGGGTTGCCGGCGCGGCAGACGAGGCGGCGGACCTCGCCGCGCTCCGGCTCGTGCCGCCAGCTGTCCCCATCCGCCGCGAACAGGCTCATGGTGATGACCTGATCGACGATGCCGGGCAGTTCGCGGCCGGCCTTGCCGCCTTCCATCTGCGGCTGCCAGGTCGTGCGGTTGAACTCGTCGGTGACGCGTTCGAGGATTCCGACAAAGATCACGGTCTTGGCCTGAGCGTGCTGCAGATGCTTGAGCAGGCCGATGACCTCGCGGGCGAGCAGACCGTAGGCGCCGCGGGTGTCCGGTTTGCCGGTCTTGTCGGAGAAGGCCTCGGGCCGGGTCTTCGCCCAGGCCATGGCCTGGCGCGTGAGATCGGTGATCGAGTCGACGAAGACGATGCGCTTGCCCGCAATCATCTGAACGAGATCGGGGTAGGTCTGCACGAGGTGCTGATAGTGCGCCTCCGAGAAGAAGCCGCTTGGATCGGCGGATGGATTGACCCCGCCGACGAGGCAGCCGATGTCGAGCGCGTCGGCGAAAGTGCGCACCGGGATGCTGTCGCCGGGCCAGTCCTGGACCGACTTCATTCCCGCCTCGAGGTCGATGCAGAGCGTCTCGGCCGGTGGCAGCGATTTCAGCAAGGATGTCTTGCCGACGCCGCTCGGGCCGAAGATCGCCATGGTGGTCTTGGCGCCGGCCGCAGACAGCCGTTCGTCGGCGCTGACGATGCGCAGCGCCATCAGCGGCCTCCCGTGTGGCGTGACGCAACATCGAGTGCGCGCTCACTCCCGCGCGCGCCGGCCTGCCGGGCGAGACCATAGAGTTTACGCAAGGCGTGCAGGCGGTCGCCGACAGCGCTGAACTCGGCTTCGACGCCCAGCAGGCCGAAGGCGATGTCGTCGAGCGTGGCGGCCTCCATCGGCTTGACGACCTGTTCGCGGCGGATCTCGCCGAGCGCCGGAATGACGATGGTGTCGGGCAGCGCTTCGAGCGCGTAGTGGCGCTTGCGCATCTCGGTCAGAGCGGCGGTGCTAGTCATCGGGCGTCCTCGTTCTTGATGGTGAGACGGAAGGTCGGCTTGGCAGTCCGCACCGTGCGGGCGGAAGCGAAGGCATTGCGGATGGCGGTGGGCCAGGCAGTGTATTTGCGCTCGGGGACCTTGAAGCCGATATCGACGTAATCAGCCGGGTTCTCCCCGCTCGCGCGGATCCGCTCGACGAGCGCGGCGAGCAGCGATTGGTCCCAGTCGATCTTCTTCGGGAGATCGGCAGCGACGACGACGGCGTCGTCCTCGAAACGAACGAGGCCGGTGTCCTTGCCCTCGGCCCGGCGCACCGTCGCTGCCGTGTCGGCGTAGCGAAGCGCGATTGCGCCTTCGAGCCACTCCTTGAGCCGCTTGGCGGCATCCAAGGCGGCGTCGGCATCCTCCTGGAGGAGCGCCAGATGCTCCGCCGGAAGCTTGGCGATCTCGCCGACCGGCATGGTGCGGATGTCGTCGAGGCGGAAGCGGTTGTTACGAGCGGATGCCATCACGCCACCTCCGCCAGCAGGAGCGAGGACAGCGAGACCGAGGCCTGCTTCGGCTTCGAGCGGGCGATAGCGAGATAGCTGTAATCGTCCGAACCGTGGCGACGCTGGACGAGATGGATCAGTCCGCGCTCGGCCGCCCACCAGGCGCGGCGCGCGACACGGGCGAGTTCCGCCCGCTCCCGATCGGCAAGGCGGCTGCCCTGCGGCATGGTGTCGAGCGCGAGGAAGCCACGGTGATACTCGAGCATGTCGCCGGGTGCTGCCTGGCCGACCCAGCCACAGAGATCGATCTCGGTGAGCGGCTTCCGGACAGCGGGGAATCTGGATGCAATGACGTTCATGATTGGCTCCTACTCACGCACTCGCCAAACCGTCTCAGGCGGCCCGCATGCCGATCGCCGTCAGCGCGAGGCGGATTTCCTTCACGCGCCGATAGAGGCTGCTGCGGGCGCCATGGCCGCTCGCGGCGAGGCGATCGACGGTGGTGCTGGAAAGGGCCGCGCAGAGAGCGCCATCGGCGGGTTCGAGCGAACCGAGACCCCGCTCGACATCGAGACGGTGCTCGGCGGCGGCGAATGCATCGACGGGCTGGCCGAAGAGCGCCGACAGCCCGTCGGCTTCGGCGATGAGGTCGCCGCGGGTCAGCCCGTCGCTCTCGGGAATGATCTCGTCGAGCGAGATCGGTGTCGCGCCGTACATGCGGCGCTCGCGCTTCGCCTTGTTGGCGATCCGCGTCGCTCGATTGGAGAGGATGGCGCCGGCGAAGGCGCCCAGTGTACCTCGACCAGCGTCGTAGGCAGGAAGCCGGGCAATCAGATCGACGAGCAGGTCCTGGCGGACATCGTCGAGATCGGCGCGGGATAGCCGCAGCTGGCGGACGAGGCGGCGGGCCGCAATGTCCGCCTCATGAAGAAGGATCTGAAGGTCGTCTCGGGAAATCGAAGAGCGCATCGGCATGGCCTCGGGTCATCGCTGTTGATGACCTCCAGCCTGCCGAAGCCGCCGATCCGTTAGGTGGGAGCGGGATGGGTTTGGGATGGGCGAGAATGGGAAGACGGGCCGTGACGCGGGCGAGCGGCCTTAAGGCCGCAGATCAAACTCTTCCGGAGCCAGTGCAAGGAAGTACCCGGTCGGGCTTCGTCGCGTCTTGACCAGGTCTACGCCACGACCTCGCCGTCCCTCGGACAGGAAACGTCTCAATTCGCGCACGAGATCAGCAGCGCCTCGGCCGCTGTTTTCGGCCTCAATCTGATGCGGTGTCAGATAGCCGCTCCGCCCCCCGACAGACTCGGCCAGTGTCACGAGAAGCTTGAACGGCTGCTGCGGGATGTGCATCTCGATGCCATCCAGGATCACCCGCTGGCTCAGACGGAAAATGACCAGATGCGGCTCGAAGGTCGCAGCGATTTCCAACGTCGAAAGGTCGATCGCGAAGCCCGCCGCGTTCCTGCCCAGACAGCCGTCAATCGGTATGACGGAGATCGCAGCTTCGACGAAGCGGGCGAGTTCGGCCGCCACCATCGCCGGCGCGATCACCGTGATGGGCAAGGACCGAGCCACCGAACGCATCAGGCCGATCATTCCCGGTTGAAGCACTGCATCCCGCGACAATGCGAGGAACAGCGCCCGCTGGGCCGACGTCTCCCCCAGATGCCAGACGCCTGCCGCCACCGGCGATAGCTGGTCATCGAACCCGGACGCCATGGCGATTTCGCGGGCCAGCGCGGAAGGATGAATGCGAAAGCTCCGCAGATCGTCATCGCCGAGAACGATGTCGCTGCGCCGGTCCGTCGGGCAAACCGCGATGTGTTGCCCATTGACCTCCTGGACAGGCCGCGCGTCGAGACCGCAATCACAATCTGGGCACACATCCCACTCTGTTGCCGGCGTCTGCTCGACCAGGACGCCCCGATCGAGCAGCCGCTCGAAATCGCGCCCGGCATGAGGCGCAGCCTGTCGGCCCCAAAGAATGGCGGGCTCGCCCGCTTCACTCAGCCGCAACAGCAGCCTGGTCAGGCTCTCGGTCATGCACGAGTCCATTGCGGCGCAGGAGGGTCATGATGCGGGATTCGAATCGGTGGCGCTTGAACATCGCCGTGCCGGGCGGCTTCAGTTTCACGGTCACCCGTGCAGGCTTTGGTCCTCCAACGTCGATATGGACGCGGATCACCATGTGGTTGAGCCGCCAGTCTGCGCCGAAGACGATGCCGCGCGTGCCTTCACCAAGCCGGGCCAGCGCGTTGTCGCGCCCGTCGCGGGTGACGTGCGACCAGAAGGTTCGCGTTTCGCCCGATCGCTGATCGGTGCCAAGACGGTCGGCTTGAACCTCGATGATCTGCACACGGCGAATGCCGGGATCGAACTCATGCTGGAATGTGAATCCGAACCCGGCCCGCTCGATCGGCGCCAGCGTGTAGAGATTTTGCGCGTCCGGCGCGGCGAAGAAGCGCGGACGCTTCAGCATGGTGGTCGCGAAGATTTCGGCGAGCTCGGCACGGCGGGACTTGGCGAAGCCACCGACCTTCAGCCGCCCGCTGGAAGCGGAGTATGAAAGAACCGCATGCTCTGCCTCCCGGAAGCTGATCACCCGGTCGGCACCGGCTTCGATGACTTCCGTGGTCTTGAGCGGCGCACCGTGAGTCACGACCACATTCACTTCATCGCCGTCATCGTACCAGCCGATCCGGCAATAGCGCCCGCGCAGGTCCGCCTCGAAGATCCGTTCCGCCTCGCGCTGGAACGCGTCTCGCGCTTCCTCATCGATCTGAGCGTCGATGCCCTCATCGATCCCGGCGAACTCCGAGAACGACGAGAGGGTCGTGTAGCTCATCATGTCGGCGGCGGCATCGAAGACGCTCGGGTGATCGAGGAACAGCCTCAGGGCGACGTGTTTGGGGTCCTGCCTGGCTTGGGCATCCTCGTCGTTTTCTGGTGTGATCTCGACATTGCGGCGGCGTGCCTGCTCCAGGAGCAGTTGCAGACCGTTGGCATTTCCGAGCTCGGCAATCCGATGCAGATCGGCAACCAGCCCCTCAGGATAGTTCTCTTCCGCGCCGGCGAAGAAGTCCTGCACCCACCGCCTCGTCTGGTCGGGGTCGGTACCGAAGCCGCTTAGATCCAGCCCCTGCAGAGCGTCAGCATGCCGCTCCAGCAGCCGTCTCAGAAGGGTGAGATCGACGGTTCGGACAAACTTCGGATTTACGAACTTCTTCAGATCCTTAGCCATTTCAATCGCCCATGAAAGCCCCAATGATGTTCCCTATACGTTCTTATCGTAGTCGACTGCCGGAGTCGATTCAAAACGATCGCTTTGGGACGGATCGTCTGCTCCGTGAGTAGAGGCCAAGGGAATCCAATCCCTTAGGCGATCTCTGCGATGGACATGCCGAACCCGATCCATCCCCCGCACATGACGCCGGAAGAGCGAATCGGGGAAGTCTGCAGAATTCTCGCGCGCGGCTTGGTGCGCCTCAAGGTGCGTCAGTCAAGGCAAGTATCTGCCGACCGTGGAGACAGTTCAGTCGACTTCTCGCCCGACCGAAGCGGTCATGCCCAACACCCGAATGGGAGAAAGGCATGATGATGAACGACAGC